TTGAGCGTTACTGAGTCCGTCCGCGCGCCAACGATATTAGAACCATTGCGGCTAATACGCACCGAGCGGCCAGACAAAGCCATTACGCAACCTCACTAACTAACGCCGTATAGCACAATCTGCTTAGGCAATCCACAATACACGGTAGAGAATCAATGCACGTTTTGTCTTCCCATCCGGGTCGCGCGTGAAGGTGCAGGAATCCAGTTCCGTGGTGATATGCGTGACGCCCGAAATGGAAAGCGTCTGCCGACGCATTCTCGCGTCAACCACATCCGCCAGGGCCTTCAAATCGAGCATGGATGACGCCCGGTCCCAAATGTCGATCTGGACTATGGCCGATCCGCCGTTGGAATCCTTGTCATCGAATGGGGTGATGGTATCCGCGCCAATCGTGACAAACGGAAAGTTTGCTTCCTTCTCCGCGTCTATCGACTGCGGAACATCGGTAAAGATCGCGGTCAATGGCGAATAGGCCGTCGATAACAATGACGTGACAGACGTGTCATTGAGCCGGGTATAGACTGCCTGTTGCAAAGCGGCGGATTTCATTTTGTGGTTTTCTCCGCGCGGGCTTTGGCCTCGGCAATCACCCGGCGAATGCGCTTTTCAAGCCTTGGCGCATTCTTCTCGGCGGCCGGAACCCATGACGGGCGGGCCTCGATCTTCATGGTGCCGAACTCAAGGAAAAACGCATAATCAAGCCTAGAGCCTATCGCCGCCGTCAACTCGTTGACCTTGGTGTAATAGGTGCTGCTCACCAGCGCGCCCGTATCGGTGGCCGGGGCTTCTCCCGGTGCCGAGGCGCGGTGAATCTTGTCGCGGTTTGCGCCGCGCGCATATTCGCGGCCTGTCTTTGGCGGCCCTTGAATGGCCTTCCGCACGTCCGTGAGGGTTTCGAGCGCCGTGGCGGCAATCGCCTTGCTCACTTGGGCCTCGATCTCCCGGCCAAAGGCGCGGATGGCCGCTTGCACCTCGGCAATGCCTTGCACTTGGACGTTTACCGTGTTCATGCGGCAACCCCGCCGTCAACGTCGATCTGCAACCACTTGTCACGGAATTCCACGTTATCGAGAAACCGGATGTTATGGATTTTATCCCGAATGCGTACCCGATCCCCCTCGCGCAACAGGTCGCTATAGCGGGTCACTAGGCGCAACCTCACAATGGCCTCGGTGCGGTCTGATGCGTAACGCTCGGAGCCGCCCACGGGCATGACAGAAGCGCGCGTAGGAGCGCCCGAGATCGCGGCCCATACCTCGGTTTGCCCGCCCGCGCCATCAGCGGTCAAGGTGCGGCGCTGAAACGTCACCGCCTCCTTGAGTTTGCCCGCATTCATGTCGCAGCATTTGAGCGCCATCAAATCCTCGCGGGCTTGTATTCGGCCAGGATGTTCTCGGCACCGGACGCGGAATAGGCGTCTTTCGGGTCGCAATCGTCGCCGCGATGGCTGTAGAGATAGGCCGCCATCTGCTTGATCGCCCGCTTCATCGGTGCCGGCACATTCGTGGCGCTGGTATAGCCCGCCACATAAACAATCTCGATGGCATTGCTCGAGCGCAAGGCCACGGGCCATGTCTGGCCGCGCTTCAATGTCAGCCGCCCCGGAATGCTATAGCTGTCCACGTCAAACACATTCGCCACCGTGACGGCGGTGGAGCTTCCCGCCTCATCATAGGTGGTGACGGACGTGATGGAAGCCAGCGGCCACTTGGGCAGTTCCACGCTGCGCATGGTGTTGGAGCCATAGAGCATGGATGCCGGGCCTTCGCGCACGCCATCCCACCACGCCTCTCCGCCTGTCGGCCAGCGGTCAAGCGCCACGCGCCAGGACTGTGTGAGGAATGCCAAGCCCGAGCGATTTTCGATCTCTTGCCGTGCGTCGGTCACATAGGCGGCCGCGTCTGGGAAATCCGCCGCATCGGTGCGGAGGTGGAGCAGCAATTCATTCGCCGTCACGGGCTCGGCGGTGGGAGCAGTGACCAGCACGGAGCCGCGATGTTGGGCAAGGGATACGGGCGCGCGCAATGACATCAGGCGGCCTCCACTTTGGGCGGCCGGCCACGGCGCTTGATCTCTGCCGGGGGCGTCACCTTGGTTTCAAGTTCAACCCCCACGACGAACCCCGCGCCCTCGGCAAGCGCCATCTTGGCAAGGTCGCCCGTCACCACAAGGCCCGCGCGGAACGGGTGCTGTTCCCATTCGGGCGGGGGCATGTAATCGCGCGTCAACTTAACTTTCATTCTGCCGCCTCCATGAGTCGGTTTGGATGCCGGGAGTGATCGTATCGGTGCTCGATCTCGGCGGCAGACGGCGGGGCCTTTTCTTCAAGCCTGATCTTGACGCCGCCATCTTCGCGGGGGTCTAGGAACACGTCCGCGCAATCATAGCCATAAAGGCGCTCTGCCTCGGGCGCGCATGCGTCCAAGAGGCTCGATTGATCGGGCACCGTGATTTCGATTCCGCGCGCCGCCGCGATGCCAAGCCAGAACTCGACACACGCCCGGCCCTGTTCCGCCTTGTGGGCGTTGGGCATTGTGTAATCCACGCCAAACAGGCTGATGCGCTTGACGCCGATGTGAATGGCATAGGCCACCGCATAGGCCGCCGTACTGTTGAAATAGGGAGCGCCGCCGTTGCCATCGAGGTTGCCGTTTAGAACGTCCTCCAAGGGGAATGCGACCATGCCGGGATAACCGGGGCGCGGAATCGAGGTATAGACCGGGCCGGGGTGGCTCTTGAGCCACTTCACCATTGCGGCAATGTTGGAGTCGGGCTTTTCCTTGGCGCGGGCCTCTTGCACCCGGATATCGTCCATATGGAACACGCGGTCACACCGCAGCACGTCGCCAATGGCGTTGATGCCCCATGTCTCGTCACAATAGGCCGACACGCCGCCGAGCCGCCGCGTCAATTCAAAGTAGGTGGCGCAAGAAGGCCCAAGGCCGACAATTGCAACATGCTCGGGAACAGATTTCACGCGGGCCTCGTTGGTGGTTTCGGGTTTCGCCTTGCGCATGGATCGCGCAACGGCAATGAGCGTGCGGCCTTCAATCTCGGGCTCGACTTCCGACACTGGCCCCGCCTGGCCGTGCCATTCGTCAACTTGCCACCCGTTGTAACTCAGCAATGCGGCGAAATCCTTGCGCGTATAGTGCCGATAATGAAACCTTATCTTTCCCTGATGCGGGAAAATGGTTTCGTTGGGCACGCTGGCAAAGAGCGTCTTGCAGTAGTTTGACCAATGCTTAAGCACATAACCGGGCTCGGATAGATGCTCGATAGTCTCGAATGAAACCAGCGCGTCGAATGTGCCGATCTCGTCAACGTGCAAGTCTTCGGCCGATGCACACAGATATTCAACATTCGGGTGCAGATAGGTGGACCGCGCATAGGCGATGGCGTCGGGGCTTGCGTCAACGCCGAGCACATGATGCCCGGCCTTGGCTAGAATCTGCGAACCGTAGCCTACGCCGCACGCCAAATCGAGAACGCGGCTCCCCTTCGGAAGCCGCGCCGCGACAAACTCATAACGTGCGACATGATCGCGCCGAATGCCCGAGACATCCGGCGCAACCTGTCTTTCACCGTTGCGAAGGCTCACAGTGTTACGACTGTGCGCGGATCGCCGGGGTGCCCAGGATTGCCGTGGCCGCGACAACGGCGGTAGCCGTTCCAGTGCCGTAGAGGCGAATCTTGAGATAGCGAAGGTTGCCATTGTAACCCACGCGGCCAGACTTGGCAGCGGTGAGCGTCAAGGCCGCCTCGGTGCCGAGAAGATCGGCCGTCGCAACCGAGGTGAACGTGCCGCCGGAGGTGGCGCATTCATAGACCACCGGGGTGATGGTGTCGGCAGCGGAAAGGGAGGTGCTCGAGCTATAGATGAACTCGACCGACTCGAAACCGCGACGATCCAGAACGCCGGAAATCTTGCCGCCAGCGATGCCCGTGGTGCCCACGGCGGCCGGGGTGATAGCATGTAGAATGCTGATGTTATTGTGCATATCGCGCATGATTTTAAACTTTCATCTCTTGAGTTGAACGAGAAAGGGAGGGGGCGGTTTGACCCGCCCCGCTCAATTACGAGCCGAACTCGATCAGCTTGATGGCCTCGAAATTCACCACATCACCGCCAACCCGCTTTGTCGTGTAGAACTCGACATAGGGCTTGGAAGAGTAGGGGTCGCGCAACGTGCGGATGCCCATGCGGTCAACGATCTGGTAAGCCTCGCGCATGTCGGCCACCGCCATCGAAAGGCTGTTGGCCGCGAGGGCTTCCATATCCTCGAACGCCGCCACCGGATAGCCGAGGAGCGTGGCGGGCTGTCCCGCCTGGCTCGAAGGCTGCCACTGGTACTGGCCGTCCGAGTCCTGCAACTTGCGGGCCAGCGCCGTCACGGCGCGGGTCATAAACCAAGTTGCATTGGCACGGTAGGGAGCCTTGAGCGCATAGAGCGCATCCAGCACCTTGTTGAGGCCCGAGGGGTTGGCGGCGAAGGCAGACGAAACGCCCGTCTTCACGCGCTCAATGGTGCCCGGGTTGGTCGTGCCTGAAGCGTAGGTCAGGAAGCCGCGCGGGCGATTGATGCCCGAACCGGACACAAACGCCGTGCTTTCGTCGCGGGCGAACTTTTCCGCCACCTTGCCGGCTAACCAGGATTCCATGTTGATGGAGGCATCATCAAGGAGTTTCTGGGTTGCCTTCGGCTTGGCGTAGAGTTCATGCACCGGGATGCGCCAGCGGCCGATCTGCGGGGTGTTGGTTTCCGCACGGGATTCGGTTTCGCCAACCCAACCCGAGGAAGCCTCGTTGAGATCGTAGAGACCTTCAAGGGCGTCCGTGGAAATCACCTGTACCGAGGCGTAAGCACGCATCGGGCTGGTCTCAAAAACCTTCTGCACAATGCGGCCGCTCATGTCGGGAGCAACCACATAGCCGCCATCGGGATCGGACCCCACGGACAGGGCCTTGCGCTCGTCCATGCCGAGAACTTCCTCGCCCTTGCGCAAGAATGCATCAAAGGCGCTCTTGTAACCGTCAAGATCGGCGGAGCCATAGGTGCCAGCCATCGTGCCACGGCGGCGGGCATTCATGTTTGCCCACTCCTGCGCCTTGGCGTCGAGGTTGACCGTGTCACCCTTTTCGTCGGTCACAACGCGATTCTGCCGCTTGGTAGCAAGCACCGCCTTATCGGCAACCGCCTGGGCCTTCTGAAGATCGGCCTCGATGCGCGCGATCTTCTCATCAAGGAGCGGGTCGGCCGCGCCCTTCTTTTCAATCTCGGCAAGGCGCTGGTCGTTAGCGGTCTTGAACTCGTTAAAGGCGCGGTTGAGGCCGTCGATTGCCTCATTGGCCTTCTTCATGATTTCATCAGACATGGATTGAATCCTTAAGACGGGAAATTTGCTGAATGAGGGTTATAAGCCCCTCGGGTGAAGCCTTTTCCTCGTCAGCATCCCGCTGATTTCGTAGGGCCTTGAAGCCATGCAAGGTTATTGCCGTGGCCTCGCTGCGAGAGTATCCGGCATCACGCAGGAAACGCTCGAAATCTCTTTCTGTGGTGATCGACTTAACGTCCGTCACCTTGGCATCGGGGAGCATCGGGAACGTGACAAGGCTGATCTCGAATAGCTCAACCTCGATGAGCTTCCGAACGCCGCGCCCGTTGGCCGTGGCCGATTCCGCCTCAACCGTGCGGTAGCCGATGGACATGGAGTCGATTGCGCCCGCCTTGAGCAGCGCCAGGGCCTCGCGGCCCTTCTCGACATCGGGGATGATGCGCCCGCGCACGAATAGCCCGTGATCGTCCTCGGAAATGCTATCCCAAGTGCCGATGGGCGAGGCGGTGTCATGCTGCCAAAGCATCTTGACCTTGCGGCTGGTGAGCGACTTGGCGAAAGCGCCGCGCTCAACCACGTCCATGCCGAGATCGACCACGCCAAACACCGAGGCGTAGCCCTCGAAAACCCCATCATCACCCGGCGCTGATTTCAGAGTCAGGGGGATAGATTTATAATTCATTGCCGCCGCATGCGTCATGGGCGACACCATAGCATTTTGTGAGCATCAAATAAATTGTGCAATATTGCGCAATAAGGTGTTGCAATCGCTACAGGCATGTGCAATAAAGGGATATCAACAGGGAGAGACGCAGATGACCACTCGCTCAGGAAAAACCGCACAAGGAAGCCACGAATACAACATTTCGCCCGGCGTCACTGCTTGCTGCATGGGTGACGGCCTATGGTACATTTTCCGCGATGGGAAAGATACCGGGCTAGACTTCAAAACGCTCGCCGCAGCAAGGAAATGGGCGAGATCAACCAACTAAGGGGCTCCGGCCCCTCCCCCCCCCCTCTCACCACATGGAACAGGAGATAGAAGATGGAACGCCCCCGCCC